ACCCGTTGGGTGAGAGTAGTTATTATATTCCGTAGAAATCGGAATATTGTAGTAGGTGCTTCCGTTGTTGGTGAACTCCCAACGGTCGCTTGTTTCGTTCCAACGCAGCGTAGTGGTTGTACCCGTTCCACGCTTAACTTCAATACCTGCGTTTTCTGATGGGGCTACGCTGCCTATGTCTGCATTAAGGGTGATGATGTTATCACCAATTTGCAAATCAGTTGTATTTACGTAAGTGGTAGTACCTGTTACTGTTAGGTCAGTACTAATTACGATTGCACTTCCGTTATATGTGATAAGCGAGTTCTTAAACTGCTTGTTAATTCCATCATAAAGAGGAATTGTTCCATCGGTAATTTGGTCAATGTTAGCAAGGCTAACCGTTGCTATACCACCTGCCAATGCTACCGAGATACCATCACCTGCTGCAACATCTTCAATGTCACCACTTACAGGCTTCCACGTTGGGGTTGCTCCACCAGCGGTACACAAGAAGATTTGACCTCCGTTGTAATAGATTTGTCCCTCAACAGGGTTTGATGGCGCTGTGCCTAAAGGTTGAATGACTGCATTTTGCAGTTCATTTTTATTTAGGTCAATGTGGTTTAGGAATTTTACTGCCATAATTAATTAAGATAAGCCTTTCCGGAGAAAGTTCCACTAAAATATACAATAATTTGATTGATTGTTACATATGAAATGTCGCCAATGACAACACTCCCTGCGGAGTCAACAACCATTACCGATGGATATTTACCAAGGTTATGATTGATTGTCCAAGTGTTTGATGCTACTGATTGAGTGTGTGTATACTCAACTGCTCTATTTTTCCAAGTGGAAGTGGATGAGTCATAACGAATAGAATCTCTATTGGAAGGATCTGTTATTGAAACATCGTGCAACTCCCCTAACTCGAATCCATTCTGAATATTAATAACCATTGACCCTGCCGTTGGGTGTGAGCGTGTAACAACGCCCAAGAACACGGCATGGTTTGGTGTTTGCGGTGGAACTGATATCATTTGACCCGCAACTGTGTTAAGCCACATATTGGTTCCAGCTACAACCTCTGATGTGTCAAGAGTATGGATTGTGCCAAGAACTGTTACATAACCATCAGACTCGTGAGCAATATTGCCATTTACAATACCAAATGTCTTTGATGATGTACCCTCTGATGTCGCAGATGCGAGGGCTATAGTCGGTCTGTTTCCGGTGGAACCATTTAAATAAATAACGCTTCCGTTTGGAATGAGAGAACCGCTATTGTTTCTTACGGCAATGTCAATGCGTTCCGCCTTATCTACTACTCCATCGTTATCTGTGTCGTATGTAGCACGAAGCATGAAATTACCAGCACCTCCGCTTATTCCAAGGTCGGCAGCAACGTCAGACGTTAGACGACTAACTACTCGTCCGTTCTCATCAACAGTAAGGTAAACATCAGCCACACTTGCGCTAACATTTGGGGAGACAAATACGTCATCCTCAAAGTGCTTTTCGCCCTTGATAAATTGATTACCAAGGGTCCTAACAAATGTTTGAATATTCTCTAATCTATTCACAAGTTCCAGTTACGGAGTTTGATGGATAAAATACTGAAGAATTATACGTGTCGTCCTCGATAAACAGATCATTATTGCTTTCTTGAGCCTTTGCCAAAAGCGTGGCATCAGATTTAATATAATTTACAATTCGTTTGTTTATATATTCAATCTTTGGGTCAATAGCATTAGTCAATGAATCAAGAGATGAATTATCAAGAGAGGACTCCTCGTTTTTGGTTTTACCAACTCCTGTACGTATTAGCGCAATAGTTGTACGTACTGAATATAAACACAAACTATATTTTACGAGTTTAAAAAGGCCCAATTCAATTTCCGTTAGGTTTTCGTCATAAACCTTTTGCTCCAGATCATCATACAAAGATGAGCCAAGGAGGTCTTGGATTGATGTTAATTGCTCAAGGCTAATTATTGACAAGAGGTTTGCCCTATCAAGCCGTTTGGGCATTGGATAGTTTTGATAGATGTAATTGTCATCTATGAATATTACCTTAACCATTGTTCTTGGGTTGAGTTATGTCGGTTGTATTTGCTCCCTTAATTGCCTCAAGATTGATCTGTTCTTCAATGATTGACAATTCAATCTTTTCATAATTAACCGTAGATAAAACACGATTAATTGCATCCATTAACATTTGACGATTAGGCAACGTCTCCGTAGCACGGAAGATTTGATATGCGGTCACAAGTTCGTTTCCGGTTCCACCAAGTTTTCCAGCGACCATAACGCCAAACAATGTTGGAGATGTCACGTTGTGAGCCGTAAGAATCTTTGAGTCATTAAGGCGAGCAAGAATATCAACAGTCTTGTCAAGGTTATTGACATCAAGAGCCTTGAACTCGGGAGCCTCGTCTTTAGACTTTACCCAAGACACAATAACTGGCTCTGCCTCCGAGCCGACAAAAGAAGCCTTGAATTTTTCGTACTCCTCACGCTTTTGCTCATTGCTCATGTTACGTCCAATAAACGTAGCGAGAACCTTTGGTGTGAATGAATTTGCTGCGGAGTTACGGATATGCTTTCCAAATTCAAAGTCAGCATTGATAAAGTGAAAAGCAGAAATATAGTTTGGTATTCCGTAGTAAGAGTTGCCGCTATATGGGTTCTTTACGTATATGATTTGTTCACGTGTCTTATCGTACTTATCAAACGCCTTAACCTTAATTGGGGCGTTGTCTTGCATTGATGCAGCCATATTCCCGAAGCGCCTACGAACGATATAATGCGTAATTTTACCATTTACAGGCTCTGCCGCCCGGACACCTTTTATGTCAAGGGAACGGAACTCTACTAATTTTGTGTGGTCTTGATTCCATTTAACATAGAATGCGAATGCGCCATGTAGTTCGTATTGAAAGGCTGCGTGTACGATTTGCGAATACAAGCCTTCAGATTTCCCAGCGCAGTTTGCAATGAATGCCTTAATCTCCGCTTGTTTTGCAGGTGTTTTATAGGCATCAATATTGTAATCAATATTTCTTCCAGAAACCATCTTTGATTTCTTCGTAACAATCCCCGAATGAACCGGAGACTGCTTAAACATTTTTTCCAATATAATAGAGAAGTCGTCTCCAGCACCAAACTTGATGTAATCGCCAATTGGAGTGTTACCAAGGGAGTAACGTCCATTAAGAGATTCAATTGATTTCTCAAGAGGGTTGCTTGATACGTTACCTTCTGTCGCCACAACATATGTATTCGAGGCGAAGTAATCTACGATGTTGTCCCAGAGTCCCATTATATATAATTTACAAATTACTGATTTTTACTGTATCAGAAAACAGTTTGTTTTCGCTTGTTGAATTTACGTATTCATGGTCAATTACATTGCAAAGATAACGACCGTAGTCGCTATTTGCTCCTGAAAGCACAATATAATACTCTCCACCCTCAATCGATGTTTCAAGTAAATTAATTGGAAGCGTTATAAAATCACTACATGGTCCGTAAGAGCCAATATCAGCAACGCCATAAAAGTTGTACTCTTTTGTTCCTACAACCTTTTCAAGTTTTACATTAAAAAAATTACTTCCGTCCATGTCGTATGTACGGATGAATGAAATGTAATTTACAAGGCCGTTCTTGAGTGACTTCATGTGTTTTTTAATAAAAAGGGGAGGAGTTTCCCCCTCCCCCAAATTTAACTACCGTTGGGCTGTTATTAAGCAGCAGCAACAACTTTAGCGAACTCCGTGGTAGGAACAGCCAAAGCAAGGCCATTCTCATCACCAACCAAAGTCAATTGGTAGCGGTTCTTGTCAGAACGAGCAGCACCTGAAGCGCCATCAACAGATGAAGCGTAAAGTCCAAACTCATAACCAACAGCGTGGATAGTTCCAGCAGCAGTCTCAACGAAAGCAACAAGTTCAGCACCGGGGATAGCAAGGGCGTTCAAAGCATTGCGGTTTTCAACCTTCATGCGCAAGAACTCAATTTGAATCGTAGGTACAGCGGTAACAGTTCCATCAGCAGCAACGGTCTTAACGTCCGTGAAGTTAGAGAAACCATCCTTGTTATTGAACTGAAGAGCCAAAACTTCACCAGCAACTGGAGCAGTTACAATGGTAATCTCACCATCAGCAACCGTAGCATCAACGTCAGCACGGTTCATCAAATAGATTGATTTCAAACCACCAGAGGCAACTTCGCCACAAGCGTAAGAAATATCAAGACCAGAAAAATTTACAGGACAAGCCATTTTTTATATTAGGTATTAAAGGGGGGCTTTTACACCCCCCGTATTATTAATTAGGCAGCGTAAACGATTTCCTCGCCCTTCAAGTAAGAGAAGCCCAACTTGAATTGACCCCAGATCTTGTCAGAAGACAATTCAGCCTCCCACTTCATGTCGATAGCACGAACGTCATTGTAGTCGTCAGTCAACATAACGATGTTTTCTGGAGCAGAGATGAAGAACGTGTTAGCAGCCAAAGAAGGGAAGTGAACAACCTCCATACCGTAGTATGCGGGGATGTTGCCCTCTACAACGCCTTGAGCAGTCGTAGTGTACAAACCTGCGATAGCGATCTGGTATGCTTGGATAGCAGCAGTACCCATGAAGAAAGCTGGCTTCAAGGAACGGTCAGCGTCACCGTAAACGGCAGACAACATAACTGGAGACATTGCTTGGTAAGCACCTTGCATATCACCCAAGATAGAAGCAGGAGTGATGTTCGTTACAGAAGTGTAGTCGATAACGGAAGCGTCAGCAACGAACTCGGCAACCAAAGTGGTAGCAGCCAATTCCAAAGCCTTTTGAGCAGACAATTTAGCGAAGTAATCAAAAACCCAGTCTTTGAACTCAACATCCATAGTCTCCTCGTTATGCTGACCTTTCTTCAACAATACAGAGCGATAAGTAGTCTCAAGAACATTCTTGCAGTTCAAGAAAGCCCACTTGTAGGTGCTTACGGTCATCTCCTTCTCATCGATAGAGGCAGAAGATTGGGGGTCGAAAGCACACAGATCAGAACCAAAAGTCAAAGAAGCATCAAAGATGGGAACTTGAACTTTGCTCTTAACACCGTCAACAAGACGGAAGCGGTCAAGCACTTTTGCACTCTTCACCATAGAATCGATGAAAAGGCCGGGGGTGCGATTGCCCCATTCCAAAGTAGCAACTGAAATAGCCATTTTAAAGGATAGATTTATTTATTTAATTTACAATTTTAATAAAAACGCTTGCCAAAGAACTTGTCAATCATATTTACTTTCTCTGAAGTGATTCGCTCAAAGGAACGTGTCTTGTCTTCAGCCACCTCATTAGAAGGCTCAACACCCTCTTGTTCGGCAGACAAAGCCAATTCAGCCTCTAAAACAGAGTTCTCTTCGGACTCTTGATTTTCAGCAGAGAATTTCTCCTCTACTACCTCTTCAACCATTGGAGTTTCTTCAGAGAAAACAACTTCCTCTACTTCGTTAACTCCCTCAACAACCTCTTGTGCCTCTTGTGCAACAGGTTCCTCGGTAGACATTTCGACTACCTCTTCTTCTACAACCTCGGATGACTCCTCGGTTTGTGCGAGTTGCTCTTGATTCTCCGATAGAAGTTCCATGATGGCCAATTGGTCATCAGAAATCTTTGCAATCGTAGCCTCAAGTTTAGCAATGCGCTCACCTAATTCTACAGCGAATTTGAAATCCATTTCATTATTCAACTTATGTTCAACGATATCGGTTTTGATTTCAATGGAAAAACCATTGAGTTGGTTAGATTTAATTTCCTCCCAAAGTTGCTCCGACTCAATTTGAGCCTTAACAAATACAGTTCCAATCGGAAGATTGTAGCCGTATGCGTTGCTTTTGTCCTGCTCTGCCTCTTTCATCCAAACCTCAAGCATTGTAACGTCTTTTGTTTCAATAGCGTGTTCGATGTTGAAAGAGTTGAACAGTCCACTCTTGCTATATTTATACATTATCTTTTCAATCGTTTCCTTTGGGAATACAATGTTGTATTCTCCCATTACTGCACTTCTGCGGTAGATGGGCATATCAGGAATCATGATTGGGCCGACAACTTGTTTCTTCTCCTCGTTCGCAAACTTGAACGAGTGTTCTTCCTCTGAAGACAACGTGATAAAACCCTCCTCAATTGCTGGGCGGTTTACCAATGAAATTCTAAACATACCGCTATCCTCGTTTTCACCGAGGACAACCTTATAAAGAGGTAGGTTATTCATTATTGTCTCCTTTAAGATTTAGAGCCTTTAAAAATTCTTCTTCGTTAACGGGAATCCCATCTTTCTCAAATTGCTTTAGTTGTTCTAATGCAATCTGAAGGCGGTTATTCACATCATTAACCATTAATAACATATCAATGATGCCATCAAGCATCTCCTTGTCTTCCGGGCGCTGATGCGCTGACATCTTTTGGTTTCTGATCTGTTCCATCTTTCTGATGGCCCAGTTCACACCTGAAGTACCTCCCCAGATCAACCAGGCCACGTAGCCACGGTCTTTCCAAGGCGTTGATGCGTACTTTGGGTCCACGGCAGCATTCTTACGATGACGTGCAAATGAGGCCATGCGAGCAATCGTGGATGCAGACAAACTTTCTCTTGATGCGAGTTGGTTGGCCCTTGTCCACCCTACGATAGTTCCACCCTTAACCTCATCCCCATGCTCATCCTTCCAACGCAATGCACGCTTTGCATTGTTGGTAGCAGAGATAGGATAATCGTTGTAAGTTTTGGCCATTACATTAATTTACAAAAATTGCTTCAACTTTACCATAAACATAATCATCGTACAGCTTTGCATCAGAGAAAGAAACGATAATCATCTTCTCTCCGGTTGAACCTATCTTCATTACCTTATTAAAAAAGAATCCATTGTTAAAGTAGAGTACCGGGAATGCTGCATAAAAAACAAACTTCGTGTTATACGCTGCGAGGAACTTGTCTGATTCTATTAAATAGTAATACGCATCCAATTTACTGCCATTACGTGTTGCGAACCGCAAGTCCATATGCGTTTCATCACCATTAAATGGATATCCTTGTAGTTTGACATCAGCAAGGACCTTGTAATATATTTGGTCTGAAAGTTGGCCGAACGAATTATATCTCTGCCATTTTGGATATCTAACGACAGTCTTTGTTGGTGATTGCTTTAAGTAAAATAAACGAAGCCCAATCTTTTCAAAGTCTTGAATTTCGCCTTTTATCTGTCCGGATTCTTGAATTGAAATCAAACCATCACGAACAAGAATAGAATCATTGAAGGCATCGTCTTTAGCACGTACTGACTTATCGATT